TTGACTTGTTACTGTATCAGCCATTAAATCCCTCTTCTTTATGTGTTTCTAATATAATATTATAAGTTGACACATTACTGTCACTTGTTAATAAAATATCACCTATCACGTTCTTTATTTTTTCTTCTTTAGGTTTAAGACCATAGTTACCTCTACCACTAATCTCAACCTTTTTTGTCGTATCATTTTTAAAAAATATAGTACAAGTACCTGTACCTATTATTTCAAATTCTAAATTAGCAATAGACACTTTGGGTTCACTTGAAGCATTTAATAAATTTTGTGTTTCAACAAAAGTTTGTTCACTTTCATTACCTATGCCCTTAGCAAATGTAATAGTTTTAAAACTATCATCAACCACTTGTGTCGTAGTTATTGCCATAATTATTAACCAGTTCTAGCAACAGCACTGCCTACAGCATTACCAGATGTTGATACTTTATCGCCAGGCGATTTTTCTATTACTATTGAGTCACCTGCTGTTACTAATATACAAGTTCCTATAGCTTCGTCATCTGAGTTAACAACTGTTACAGTGTTAGCGGCTGCCTGTGCTTGTACTCTTACAAAATGAGCTCTACCGAAATTACTTGCTGAAATTGTTGACCCAGCAGATGTAGTAGCGCCTTTTAATTTGAAAGATCCTTGATATGCCATTTTACACTCCTAATTGTTCGTTTGTTTCTTTTTCAATATATTGATATAGTTCTTCTTTATTAATTTTCTTTATTTCAGCAACTCTTTCAACAGCATTTTCTACATTGAAAATAATGTTGCCTTTGTTGTTAATCATTTTAAACATTTCTTCAACTGCCTCTTTCATTTTAGGCGTTAAAGAATTGTAAGCCTTTGAATTTACTATCTTTTTTTGTTCAAAAAGATTACTGACTTTAGGCATTTTCTATGTCAACACCTGTTGGAGACGGCTGAGTCAAATCTATATCTGCTTGTCCGTCTTTTTTAAGTGCTATAGTTCCATCCTGATTGAATGTTCCTACATCAGCAATCTCTGGTTTAGGATCACTATAAGGCTCAGCGTTATCTGTATTTACTGTACCATCGCCATTAAATAAATTTCCTGCTAAATCTTTTCTCATTTGATCTAAACTATCACCAACTTTACCTCTTAAAGCATTTTTAAACGCTTCACCAGCGTCATCATTTTTACCTTGAGCTAAATTGTCAATAAAGTCTTTAGTTGTATTCTCTGTCATTTTATTCTCCTATTATAAATCTTCACTGTTAGTAACTTGTGCCATAGGATCTTGGATAATTTTATCTTTAATTTCTTTTCTAATATCTTTATCCATATCTTCTATTTCTCTTTGGTTTTGTTTCAACACATGTTTTCTAACATAGTTAACTGAGTAAAACTTACCTATATAATCTCTCATTTCATTGGCTAAACCTAATCGTTCTCTCATCATTTCTGTTTGTTTTAATTCAGAAAAATGACCATCTTGTATGAAGTCATATTGTAAGTTATCTCTTATTGTTGACCAATCAGTTTCAGCAATAATGCCTTTTAATACTAATTGGGTTCTTAATATGTCATTAAATAATTCTGTAAATTTCTTTCTAAGTCTCTGTACAAATTTTGTAAATTTAAGTTCGTCTCTAGTAATCTCTGTTGATCTACCTAAATTAAAACCTTGTGAGCCTTCTAATCTACTTGCCGGTACGTTTAATGATCTATATAATTTCTTTTGAAAATACTCTATGTCTGTAATCTCACCTAAGTTTTGTCCACCAGGTAAAGTTGTTATATCAGTACCTCTGCCACCTTCTCTACTAGGTAACCAAAAGTCTTCTAACATTGACATATAGTTTCTATCGTCTCTTATTTCACCAGTAGAAGCGTCATAGACAAGTTTATTTCTATATCTTGCCATTACGTCTCTTAAATATTGTTCAGCTTTTACTTTAGGTAAATTACCAACATCAATTTTAAAGATACGTCTTTCAGGCGCTCTTGCGATTCTGTAAATAACAGCAGCGTCTTCAATCATTCTTAATTGATTGACAGGTTTAATTGCCTTATGTAAATAAGATAACACCATGTTTTTATTCTGATCTATTAAACCAGAAGGACAAAATGCGATAGTGTCGGGTGCGATTTTAATACCCATACCTGAAGTAGTACCTGGTATGCCTCTTTCATTGAATAGATAGTATTCTACATACTCATCAATAGCTGACATACTGTTAGGACTTAAAGCACCCTCAGGTCTTTTTTTTCTAACTTCTCTTATTTTTTTGATCTTTCTAGGATCAATGTATTTTAATTCTGTAATCCCTTTTTTAGGACTATCTCTATCAATAATCTTTTGATAGAACATTCTTCCGTCAACATACCATCTTCTAAAGATGTCATGCCCTTTTGTATTAAAGTTTAATAATCTTAATACTTGTTTAAACTCGTCTTCAATTTTAACTCTTATATCTTTACCGTAAGGCAATTGATCAATGTTAATCCTAACAGCGTCTTTCAATTCATTAGCCACGATTGCTTCATTAACAATATCTTCTATTGCCATGTCACATTCAGGATGAATTGAAATCTCTCTGTATCTACGGATTAAATCTGCCTCTGTTTTGGCAGTACCTTCCATGTCAAGGTACTGACCAAAATAACCACCAGCGGCGACGGTTTGAGTACCGTCATCCGCTTGTTTTACTGTAAAGCTTTGTTTAGGATCTTCTTGCTTCTTAGCACGTGTGATACTAAATCCAAATAGTTCAGCCATAATATTTTATCTCCTGTCTTAATACTTATACAAGATATTAAGTAGTAGTATTCGATTCAAAGAATTGGTATCTAAACGTTACACCAAAAGTCTCAACGTCCGTTGTCGGAGCGTATGATAGTCCTATTTCTGATATTGATATCGGAAATAATCCTCTCAATGTGTAAGACTTAATAGTATTACCATTTCTGTCTAAGTGATCTATAAAAGCGTCAACTTGATAGTCAGCAGGATTTGTTAATCCTTCATTGTCTGACATATTGTTGATACCATTTTGCCATCTTTCAAATGCGTTTCTTAATTTGAAATCTGTATCATTTAGTACAGTAATCGGCCAAGTGTCAAATGATCTGTCACCTGCGATATAAATTGGTCTTCCTCTGAAATTAACAGGTACTTCAGCAACGTTCATTGCCGGTATACTTGTTGCTGTACATAAGAAAGCCAAGTCTTCTATTTCTCCACCAACTTGCGAGTAACCAGGGAAAGGCATTGTAACCTTAAACTGATTATTTCTAGCGCCACCGCCAGCAAGTTTAGCTTTGAAGTCTGAAATGTTTGCCATTTTTTATTTCTCCTCTACTATTAACCTGCGACTTCTTCAAAAGCCACGCCAGTTCTAGTTGCGATAAATTGTAATGTAATAAAATTGATACTTCTTGCTGGTTTTACAAAAATCTCAGCAATAAATTCGTTTCTATCAATTACTTCGCCTGTGTTGTTAGTTTCATCACATACTACTAAAAAGTCTGTGATACCTCTTCTACCTTGTACTTCTCTTAGGAAAGGTTCTACAATGTTTCTAAAGTTAGCTCTTGTAAATTCATCATTGAACTCAAAGAGTTGAAATTTAGAAGCAGTTGATATTGCCTTTTCTAAAGTAATAAACAGTCTTCTAACGTTTATTCTGTCAAAAGCACTTGGTGAAGTTAGACCAGTTTTGTCTCCGAATAAAACAGTACCTTGTCCTGGGAACGTTGATACTGGATTAATTCTACTTGGATACAATTGATCTCTTTGTGTTTGTGTAGGATTGTAAGCAAGTTTCACGGCACCTCTGATTACACCTCTGTTAAATCCAGCAGGTGAGAACCATGTGTCTGCGACTAGATCAGTTCTAGCAGCCAAACCAGCGATATCTCCGTTTAATGGTACATATCTGTATAAGTCATTGTATCTGTCATACACATATTTGTAACCACTATCAAAAACAACATAAGAAGATGATCTTACATTATTAAAGAAGTCAATAACATTATTAGTTTGCGTGTTTGAGTTAGTTATTCCTACAACGTCTGCTCTTTCAGGTGAAGCAAAAACCACAGCGTCTTTTCTGTTTTCTGCGATAGTAATTAGGTTATCAATGTGAGTTGAGTTACCTTTACCAGCTATAATTAGACTTACATCAACTGTTTCTGCGTCTGAGTATTTTTCAAAAGCAGTTTTGATTTCGCCTACTGTAGCAGTAGAACCATCACTTCCAGCAGATAAAGATTCATTAGTTGGAGCATTTACAGCAGTAAAAGTTACTCCTGTTGCGTTTGAACCCCAATTTGATCCTGATGAATTATGATCTGTCCAGAAAATGTTACTTGATTTATTTTGTATTACTGTTGG